CAACAATTGAAAGAGAAAATGGTCCTCCAATATTTCCGGTACCTCAAGATCAAAGAACTTTTAGTTGGGGATCTAATGATAGAAAACTAATGAATGTTCCTTTTGATGAACATCCTTACTCAGCTTTAGCCTCTTGGTTTAAAACTGATGAAGGTATGGAGGTTTTTTCTAGCGTAGAAAAAAGATTAAATAATTAATCACACCGTAGTGGTATTCGCCCTACGGGGCGATTACTAACTACAAATTAAAACAAATTATGGTATCAGTAAACACAGTATATCAAACAGTGTTAGCACTAGCTAATAAAGAGCAAAGAGGTTATATTACTCCGCAGGAATTTAATCTTTATGCTGATCATGCTCAATCTATGATTTTTGAGCAATACTTCTATGATTTAAATCAATTTAAAAGAGTACCTGGCAATAGCACAGAACACTCGGATATGTTAAAAAACTTAGAAGAAAAAATAAACATATTTAACAGGTATAGACGTGTGGCAAGTTTGTCTTCTAATACACTTGGGCACTCTGGTGTATACGCTTCTTTTGACGACATGTACAGATTAGGAGCCGTTGAAATAGATTATAACGGTGGTGAAAATTTTGTTAAAGTAGAGCAAATAAATATAAGTGAAAAAGCTTTATACGAAAACAGTCCGTTAACCAAACCAACAGAAACACGACCTATTTTTATACAATATCAAGATTTTAATGGCGGTATAAGAGTTTTTCCAAATCCACAAAGTTCAGCTAAATTAGTTGTAAGTCATATACGTAAACCCGTTAAACCTAATTGGACTTATATAGTTGTTAACGATAAACCACTATACGATCATAGCGCCGCTGATAGACAAGATTTTGAATTACATCCATCGGATAAAACAGAATTGGTGGTTAAAATATTGCAGTTAGCTGGTATAACTTTAAAAGATACCGCTTTGTTGCAGGCAGCAACAGCAGAAGAAGTAAAAAGTATTCAACAAGAAAAAAGATAAATAAATGGGGTATTTAGACAATAAAACACAAAGAAGTTATTATCAAGGATCAAAATACGGTACTTATCAATTTTGCTCTTTGGAAGATATTATAAATCAATTTGTAGCTATATATATAGGTGAAGATAAAATAATACCTCGAGCTAAAAGAGTTGATGTAGCTTTTCACGCACAAAGGGCTTTAGCAGAGTTAAGTTTTGATACATTAAAATCTGTAAAATCACAACAAATAGATTTACCACCTTCGTTAACTATGGTGCTTCCGCATGACTACGTTAACTATACTCAAATAAGTAGAGTAGATGATTCAGGTATAAAACATCCGTTATATCCTACTAAAGATACTTCAAATCCTTTTCAAGTTAGACAGCTTGATGATGGTACTTATGATTTTCCAGAATCATTTGAACTTGTTACTAACGGCGACTTTTCTAGCACGCTTGAACAACCTTGGTTTAAAAACTTCACCGTTGGTACAAGTATGGCAGCTTTTACAGACTACGGTTCTGATATTAAAATAGCAAGTGGTGCTCTTAATTTTGTTGACTTTGGCCATAATTCTCATGGAGGAACTATACATGGTTTAGCTTTTAGCGCTTGGCAAGAGTTAGATGTTAGCGAAACTGAATATATAGATTTAGAAGCTAATGGAGTTTCTGCTGCAGCTGTTAGTACTGGTACTATTCAACACACAGGTAGTAATCTTAGAGTTGGTATAAGTACAGGCCCTGGTGATCAAAGTTCAATAGTGGTGGGTGAGTTCACTCCACAATATAGCCATCTTACATCGTACAACTACAATGTAGATTTATTTGATTTACAAACATCGGAAGTAAACGCTCAACCTAGTTATTTACAGTGGTCAAATGGTGAAAGTGGAGACAAGGAGTTGTTAGGTATTGATGTAAGTAACGTGGACACCGTTTATATTGTGGTTACATGTCACACTCCTTTTACAACTGGCCTTACTACTGCTCAAGCTGACGCTGCTGCAACAATAGATTTAACAACTAATACTGTAGATAATATTTCAGTAAAAAATTCTTATCCTTCGGATTCATTGCAACCTGCTGTTGGTAAAATAATAACTTCTTCTACTTGGGACAATTATAAATCTATAGTTCCTGCTGAAAATCAAAATGACGATTATAATTACGATGATGATATTTATGATTTAAATATTGGGCAAAGATACGGTATAGAACCTTTTCACGCTCAAGTAAATGGATCTTTTTATATAGACGAATTAAGAGGTAGAATACATTTTTCATCTAATATTTCTGGAAAAACTGTAATATTAGATTATATAAGTGATAGTCTTGGAACAGAGGCAGAAATGCAAGTGCACAAGTTAGCAGAAGACGCTATGTATAAATATATATTACATGAAATGTTGTCTGGTAGATCTAATGTTGCCGCTGGTCAATTGTTATACCATAGAAAAAATAAAATTGCTGCTGTTAGAAAAGCAAAATTAAGATTATCTAATTTTAAACTAAAAGAATTAACTCAAGTGCTTAGAGGCAAATCTAAGTGGATAAAACACTAAAATATGCCAGAAATTAAAAACACTTTCACTCAAGGTAAAA